CCGCTGGAACAGGTTCAGGAACTGCAGTAGTTAACGGTGTAACTCCTTCTGGAAATGCTGCTGGAACTCCAGGAGACGATAGCTACACTTCTTATAATAGTAGTGGAACATATGGAAAAGGCGGTGGTGGAGGAGGAACAACACCTGCTAGTGTTCCTAGTGCAACAGGAGGCTTAGTTGTGGTAAGATACCCAATAGAATTCCCAGGATAATTATGTTACAGAAATTAAATTTTAGACCAGGTTTTAACAAACAAATTACAGACTCAGCTGGTGAATCTCAATGGGTAGATGGCGACTTTGTTAGATTTAGATATGGACTACCTGAAAAAATAGGTGGTTGGTCACAACTTACAAATTCTAATACTACACTACCAGGTGTAGCTCGTGCTCAACATGCATTTACTAGTCTTACAGGTGAAAGATATGTAGCATTAGGTACTTCTCAAGGTTTGTTTTTATATTATGAAGGAGAGTTTTTTGATATTACTCCAATAGATAATGATGTAATAACTGGTGCTAATTTTAGTGCAGCATCAGGATCTCCTACAGTTACTGTTAATAAAGTAAGTCATGGATTACAAAATGGAAGATACGTAACTTTTTCATCTGTTACAGTTCCAACAGGTTCAGGTTATGCAACAACTGATTTTACAAACAATACTTTTGAAGTATTAAACGCTGCTTCGAATACATTTCAAATTACAATGCCTACTAATTCTGCAGGTACTACGTCAGGAACAGGATCTGCACAAATTGATCCTTATGTAACTGTAGGACCAACATTTCAAACAGTTGGACTTGGTTGGGGTACAGCTGCTTGGGGAGGATCATCTGGACTTACAACAACTTTAAATGGATCTTTAAGTGATAACACTTCTGGTACAGGAGGAAGTGGTACAAGTATTACATTAACTTCTACTGCTAATTTTCCAACGACTGGAAGTATAAAAGTAGGAGCAGAATATATTTCATATACTGGAATATCAGGAAATAATTTAACAGGTATAACAAGAGCTGTAGCTGGAACTAGATCAGCACATAGTTCAGGTGCAACTGTAGAATATTATATTGCATGGGGACAATCTGCAATTTCATCTACTATAACATTAGATCCCGGTTTATGGTCATTAGATAACTTTGGTCAAATATTAATTGCAACTATTCACAATGGAGAAACTTTTACATGGGATGCAGGAGCAGCTAGTGCTAGAAATCAAAGAGCAACCTTAATGACTAATGCTCCAACTAAATCAAGAATAACAAGTGTATCAGATAGAGATAGACACGTTTTTCATTTTGGAACAGAAACAACTATAGGAAATACAACAACACAAGATCCAATGTTTATTAGATTTTCTGATCAAGAAAATTTTAACGAATATCAACCAACTGCTGTAAATACCGCAGGAACATTTAGACTAGACCAAGGCAATGAAATAGTAGGAGCAGTATCCGGTAAAGATTATACTTTAGTTTTAACGGATACAGCAGCATATGTTTTACAATATGTTGGTCCACCTTTTACATTTTCAATTAGACAAGTAGGTACTAATTGTGGTTTAATTGGACAAAATGCAATAAGTTATTCTGATGGTAAAGTTTTCTGGATGTCAGGAGAAGGTGGTTTTTTTGTATTTGATGGTACAGTAAAAGCTATTCCATGTTTTGTTGAAGATTTTGTATTTACTACAAATGGAGATAATTTAGGAATTAACTATAACTCTAGTATGTTAGTATATGCAGAACACAATAGTTTATATAACGAAATAAATTGGTTTTATCCAACATCAGCTTCACAACAAGTAAATAGATGTGTTACTTATAATTACGCAGAAAATCTTTGGACTACATCTTCATTAGCAAGAACAAGTTATATCGATACAGGAGTATATGATTTACCATATGCAACTGAATATATTAAAACTGCTTTACCTACTTTTCCTATACAAGGTGTTACTGCAACATTTGGAGCAACAACTTATTATGAACATGAAAAAGGAACTGATCAAATAAATTCATCGGGAACTACTTCTATTAATGCATTTATAAAATCAGGAGATTTTGATATTACAGCTGGAAAAGGTATGATGGGTGGAACAAATACTACACCAAATTATAAAGGAGATGGTGACTACATGATGTCGGTTAAAAGATTTATACCTGACTTTAAAGTTTTAACAGGTAATTCAAAAATTACTTTACTATTAAATAATTATCCAAGTGATACAGCGGTAAGTTCACCTCTTGGACCCTTTACAATAACTTCAACAACTGATAAAATAGACACACGTGCAAGGGGTCGGCTTGTTGCAGTTAAAATAGAAAATGATAGTACAGGTGAAACATGGCGTTATGGCACATTGAGACTTGACGCAAAACCAGATGGAAGAAGATAATGGCAAAAATAGCAGTATATATACCTGAACCAAAAACTGAATACGATGTTTCTAACCAAAGGCAGATTATAGAAGCGTTAGACACTTTAAAAAATCAACTTAATTTTTCTTTTCAAGAAGATTTAAAAAATGATGAAGGTGCAAAGGAGTGGTTTTTAAGTGGCTAATTTTTACAAAAGCGAAACATTTGATTTAACAACAACAAATTTAACAACAACACTAAGTATAGCTACGTCCGCTATTGCTATTGTAAGAACAGTTCAAGCTGTTCATGATTCAGCAAGTAATGTAGATATGCATTTAGTTTTAAAAAAATCAGGTGGTTCAGATGTTAAAATTGCTTATGAAGAACTTAATAAAGAAACAGAAAATATGTTGAAAGGTCCTTTAAATTTAGAAGGAGGAGATGTTTTAAAAGTTCAAGCAGGCACAGCAAATGAGATCACTGGACAAATCAGCTATCTTCTGATAGATAGATCTCAAGAAAATGGATAAAGATATAACAAAAATTAATTGTACAACTGTTGTAACATACAGAAATACAAAAACAGGTGAAGTTTTTAAAGATAAGAAAGAAGGAGAAAATATTGTACAGGATGTAACCGTACAGGTTTCTCCAAAAGGTTTAGAAATTTTACAGAAAGTTATGAAAAAAGATAATGAATCAAAACCCTAGAGGGGGAACTGAGTTACAATTTGAATATTTAAGAAAACACGTTGATTCAAAGTTATTAGATCAAGTTCAAATTTGTACATCAGTTCCAGGTAAAGTACCTTTACATCCAAATAAGCTAAATATTCTTTGGCAAAAAAATTCTTGGGATCAACCTAATTTAAAACCCTGGTTCAGTGATAAATTAAATCATGATAAATATGATTGGTATGTATTTAATTCTAATTGGAACTTTGAACAGTTTACAAAAAGATTTGATTTACCAAGAGAAAAATGTGTAGTTATTAAAAACGGTATTGAAGAAGTAAAACCTATTGCAACACAATATAAAAAAGGTGAACCTATAAAAATAGTACATCACTGTACACCTTGGAGAGGATTAAATGTGTTGTTAGGTGCTATGCAATTAGTTAAGAATCCATTAATTAATTTAGATGTTTATTCTTCTTGTGAAGTATATGGAAAAGATTTTGCAAAAAACAATGACAAATCATATGAAGCTTTATATGAACAAGCAAAACAACTTCCCAATGTAAATTATATTGGTTACAAACCAAATGAATATATTAAAGAAAATTTAAAAGATTATAGAATGTTTGTATATCCTAGTATTTGGGAAGAGACATCTTGTATATCTTTACTAGAAGCAATGTCAGCTGGATTATATTGTATAACAACTAATTATGGAGCTTTATATGAAACAGGAGCTGAGTTTCCAATTTATGTACCTTATTCAAATAATTATGAAAGTTTAGCTATAAAATTTGCAGGAAGTATTGAGATGGCTGCATTATCTTTACAAGATCCAGAAATAGTAGAGCATTTAAAAATGCAACAAAAATTTGTTAATTATTTTTATGATTGGAAGATAAAAGGAAATACTTGGAATAGATTTTTAAAAGGAGCAATAGATGCAAAACAATAAACCTATTTGGTTCAATGAAGATACTTATCAAACAATAAAGCATAATAAAGTAGAACCTG